ACTCAGTTCTGGTTCTCGGTGGGTCGTTTCAATCATTAAGGACTTGGTGGCTGTTTAATGTGGCGCACACCGCTTTCATTGTTTGGCGGCAGCGGGGTCGCTAGTCTCACCTTCACATCCGATACCTACATCGGTGACTTGTTCGCCTATCTAGGCTCTCCTTCCATTGCGGTAGAGGTCACCATTACGGCTGACAACGCTGATGTTGCCGCTATCTTTATCAGCTCATCATTTGATCCTGCCAGCACGTTCACGTTTGTGGGAACTAATGGTGGTCGCTTCATTGGTGAGGGTGGTGCAGGTGGTGCTGGAGGCGATGATAACGGCGCGACCGGAACAGCTGGCAGTAAGGGCGGCGCTGGTGGCGCTGCAATCGTATCAGCCCTCAACATCGACATTGATATTGATGACGGCTTTTTGCTCGGTGGTGGTGGTGGCGCTGGTGGTGGTAGCTACGACGCTGGTAGTGGTGGCACTCCGGGTGGTGGTGGAGGCGGCGGCATTGGCTGGGGTGATGCAGCTGGAGGCGCGGCTGGCGATCCAACCGGCACGCCGATAGCAAGCGCTGGAACCGCAGGCAGTCAAACAGCAGCCGGTAACGGTGGGTCAGGCGGCACATCTCTTACCAATGATGGTGGTGATGGTGGTGGCTGGGGTCTTGCTGGTGAATATGGGCAGCACGCCAATCCAACCAATAACCCACTTGGAGTCAATAATTTAAGAGGTAATGGTGGCTCCAGAGGTAGTGGTGGTTCAGCATTCTCACCACTAAGTGGAGCGGTTGCTACGTTCACAGGCGCGAAGAGTCAAGCAACCCTGCGAACAGAGAACAGGATTAAGGGCGAAACTGACGGCAACCTCGTTCTCGGTGATGTGAGCATCTCTGGGTTCCATGTCGGAATCGGTCACGCAAGCGAGACTTATGGCTTTACGTTCGAGACCGATGGAGACCTCACCAAGATCAACAGCGACACTGGCAACACAACCACTTCATTCTGGAGCGGCAACGCATTTACTGCGGCTAACTATGAGGTTCGCCTGACCTCTGATACAAAGGCTGGTACGTGGGATGTTAGCGCCGGTACTGACAATGATTGGCTTCCACTAAGCAGCGGCACTAAGACATGGACATTCGCTACAGCTGCCTCATCACAGAACGCTGGTGCAATTTACGAAATAAGACGTACTGATGAGACGCTGCCGACTGCTGGCGGCAGACTCAAAGCAGTAGTAGTTTACGAGCCTTAATAATGACAGAGAAGACGGTCTTCGATTTGCCAATCGGCGCTGGTCAGTACACTGAGCAGTCAGAGCGTGGCGCTGTGGGTCGCTGGTACTCGATGGACAAGGTTCGCTTTCGCAAGGGGCTGGCTGAGAAGGTCGGTGGTTGGTCTCAGGTTGATCCACAATTTATTGGCACCTGTCGTCGCCTGAAGGATTGGTCATCTCTTGATTCAAAGCGATGGGTGGCAATTGCTACTGACATCAAGCTGTACTTGTGGCAAGACGGCACCCTGTACGACATCACTCCACTGAGGCGCACTGAGACGCTGGTAGCTCCGTTTGAGACGTTCACTGGTGAGTCACGTGTGCGCGTCACTGATATAAACAGTGGAGCGCAGGAAGGCGACTACGTGACGTTCTCGAACACTATCGTAGGTGCGTCCAGTGGACTGACCTTCGATGGTGAGTACGTGATCGACACGATCATCGACCCTGACAACTATGAAATAACCAACGCAGGGACAGCGGCTACTGGTGGCTCTGGTGAGGGTGGTACAGCAGTTGTCGCTGAGTACCAGATAAGTGCAGGTGCGAACACGGCTGTGACAGCCACAGGCTACGGCACAGGCCCATACGGTCGAGAGGGCTACGGTAACGCTCGAACAGGCTCAACGCTCGTTCTGGGGATTCGTACGTGGTCTCTGGATACGTGGGGCGAGGACCTTCTCGCCTGTCCACGTGGTGGAGCTATGTACTGGTGGGATCGCTCCAAGGGCACCGGCACACGAGCAGCACCGTTTGGTGGTGATGCGCCACCCACGAACGAGGCTATGATCGTCTCGCAGAGAGATCGTCACGTGATTGCTCTGGGAGCCTTCGATTACTTCAATGACAAGTTCGATCCTCTACTGATTCGCTGGTCATCGACTGAGGACCTGAATGACTGGGTGCCTACGAGCACCAACACATCAGGCGACCTCAGACTCTACTCAGGGTCCAAAATCGTCACAGGTGTACGCTCACGCCTTGAGACGGTCGTATTCACTGATGTCAGCGTCCACACCATGCCGTTCTTCGGTGGCTTCGATGTGTTCGGATTGAATACGGTTGGTGAGAATGTCTCGATACTGGGTCCAAATGCCGCTGTGCCGATCGACGCTCGCGTGGTCTTCATGGCTGAGTCTGACTTCCACATCTACGATGGTATCGTCAAGGTGCTGCCGTGTGATGTGCGCAATCTTGTGTACGACTACATCAACGTCGATCAGCGTGACAAGGTGTACGGTGGGTTGAACCGTGAGTTCAACGAGGTCTGGTGGTTCTATCCATCGTACGACCCAGAGGCATGGGTACAGCAAGCATTTGATCTGAGGCTTCCACCGGGTTACGAGCTTGCCAACAACGATCCGATCATTGGTGACCCGTGCTGGGATGATGTTATTTATCTCGCGAAGTACGAGGGCACTAACGGGCAGACCTCATACACTGAGTTGAAGCAGTCACTCACCCATACGTTCTACGGCAATGCCCAAATATCCACAGCACAGGCAAACTACGGCTCATCGGCAGTCGTGTTTGATGGTACATCTGACGGCATTCAGGTTAGCAGCCCAACCTCTACACAGCTGCTGAGTACGGACGAGGTGACGGTTGAGGGTTTTGTCTATCTCAACTCATTACCAGTGGGAGCCGGTACTGACTGGCAGTGGGTCAATCAGGCGAATACGGATGTTAGTAACTTCGAGGTCAGGTTTGGCAATCTGAACGGAAGTCTCTATCAGATTGAGGCTCGATTTGGATTCGGCAACACACCAGTTGGTGTTATAGCCCCTCCCTCAACAGGTGCATGGTATTACTTCTCAGCCCAGCGTCGTCTGAACGGTGCCAACTATTACGTCGATATTTTCTTTGGGCTGGCTTCTGGTGGGACCGCTAGTCGGGTGTCGCAAACCCTGAGCAACAACAACCCATCGAGCAACGTGGCAGGCGTGCCAATCACAATTGGTGCTTGGGATAACGCAAGCACTCAGGTATTCACACAGGTGCTCGACGGCTATGTAGATGATGTTCGTGTAACCAAGTGTGCGAGGTTTGGCAACGTCTCGTCAGTCACCATCCCATCTGACTACGTAACGGTTGGTGGCTCACCATCCTCGATCGGTTATTCCTACGGGTTCAACTCGGCTGGCTACACTGAGGTTGCTGCTGTAGCTGATAACAACTACGAGCATGATTACTTACTAACCAACGACGAGCCGATCCTGACACCCACTGAGAGTGAGTACGCAGTCGAGCTGGATGTGAATCCTCTTATTGGCGCTGGTGTTGGCAGAGCAGGCATCTGTTTCCTCAGAACTGATCTGAATGGTCAGGGAGAGACGGACGCTGACGATGCTCAGCAGCTGATGTTCGAGCTGAACTATGATGACAACCGGGTGGAGGTCTGGAAGAAGACAGCAGCCGGTGTAGCGGTGCCTACCAACCAAGGCTCCAACACGGTGGACTTCACGACGCTGACAGGCTCTGCCATGGCGCTTGGCACGAAGTACGTCCTGACCGCTCAGTTCAATACACCTACACTGACGCTATACGTGGATGGCGTGCAGGCGTTCCAGTTTGCACTGGACGCAACCGAGCTTACTCAGTTTGCTTCAGGAACTTTTGGGCTGCATCAAGCACCCGGTACTGTAAACGATCTTTATCGCTTTTATAATATTGCGGCTGGTCCTATTGGTGTGCTTACTGCGACTGATTTTGACATCAGTCCGATTGAGGTAAACCGATATGTGATGTTCAATTATGAAGAGGGTTCATGGGCAACCGGCAAGATGGCGCGTACAGCATGGGCTGACCGCTCACCATTGTTTGAGAAGCCGTACGCGACTGGTGCTGACGGCTATATTTACGAGCACGAAACAGGCACTGATGCCAACGGTGTCGGCATGGAAAGCCATATTGAGTCGTTCGATATGGAAATACCAAACGCTGGTGAAGAGCTAATGCACGTTGACCAACTCATCCCTGACTTCCTGACGCTCGAAGGTAGCGTTGATGTGGAACTCACCGGGAGGAAGTACCCAGCTGCTGACAGAATAACCAAAGGTCCGTACACGGTTGATGCGACGACGCGAAAGGTATCAACCAGAATACGTGCTCGTCAGGTTGCAATCAGGGTGTCGTCCAACGATACAGGCGACAAGTGGCGCATGGGAGTCTGGAGAGGAAGGGCAGGTCCACACGGTAGACGAGGATGACGAGACAGAGAGTTGCGCTTCCGTCCTTTCGTGAAGAGGGACCGATAAAGCCGTACGATATGCGGCAGCTCGTCGCTGCGCTTGAGTATCGTCTTCAGTCTTTGGAGGATGTCGGCTCAGTTATTCCCAGCACCACGGTTGATGGTGATCTCGACAACCTCTATGCCCCACTGAACCACACACATGTCGTTGCTGACATCACCGACTTCGATGCGAATGTGCCGTCGAGCATCTTCGATCTGGATGATGTTGACGGCTCTCCAGCTATTGGTGAGACGCTCATCTGGGATGGCAATGATTTTGTGCCCGGTACTTCTGGTGGGTCTCACACGCTCGGTTCGCACAGTGATGTGTATATCCCGACACCAAACGATGGTGATGCGCTTACCTATGTGAATTCCACTGGTCGATGGGAGTCATTACCGCAGGCAGGTGCCGGTGCAAACACGCTGCTCGATCTTGATGACACCGACATTGCCACACAGAACCAGTACGACCTACTGTTCAATGCGGATGGTGAGAACTGGCACACCACTGCGACCGACCTACAGTGGAACCCGGTTGATGATTATCTCCAGCTTGCACTGGGTCACTCGATCAACTGGAGGAACGCATCTGAGGTAAGTGTAGAGCTGCTTGTTCTCGAAGACGCTGGCTTACAGGCTGACCCCGACATCGGCAGTGTTGTGATGCTGCTTACAGGCGAGACAGCGGTTGATGGTGCAACCTCAATCACATCAGACATAGGCAACCACACCTTCACCAGCACTGGGGCTGGCACCGCTGAGGTTAGTACGAATCAGGCGTACTTCGGGACTCGCTCACTCAGGACGCATTACCCAAGCGGAGTTAATTTTGGAATCTGGACTCAAACTGGAACCAGTGCCGACTTTGATTTTGCTGGTGGTGATTTCACAATTGAGTTTGATTTCTATTCAGAGGTGCAGTCAGGAACACAGTACCCACTGGTAAGAGGAGGTATTACTGGTGGGTCCAATCTGAGCTGGTATGTAACTGTCGGCGTTGGTGCCAATATCGACCGAATTGATTTTGCCTACTCAACCAACGGGACTGGCTACACCCTTGCGGGAACTGCGACTCCCGGCTTTACAGTTGGAGCGTGGTACAGGGTAGCCATTTGTCGTAACGGTGCAGACCTACGCTACTACGTTGAGGGCACTCAGGTTGGTACAACTAAGAATGTAGGTACGTCTGTATTCTTTGGTGGTAGCGGGTCCCTTGAGATGATTAACAATTCTGGCATCTCAATTTGGTATATGGACAATGTTCGTATCACCAAGGGAGTTGCTCGATACACTGGTGCGAGCTACACGCTTGATACTGGACCGTATGATGGGTCGTCTGGTTTCTTCTCTGGCTTTGTGGTTGGTGATCCTGTCTACCCAACACAGATCGACGGACTGACAGCCAAAATCACATCAGCATCGACTGACATTGACGGTACGCTGAATGTTGATGGTGCGGCTGTTCTACAGGACACGCTGAAGATAAAAGGAATTACAGAGGCTGACAGTTTTGTCCGGCTCGGTGCTGACATAACTACAGCGACACCACCTACCACGGAGACACCAACATCCCAGTTGCAGTTCTGGGACATTGACTATACTGACCAGATTGGTGCGGTCGGTTACTTCGCTGGCAACATCTTTGGGCTTCGCAATGAAATGTGGAACGGTCCAGCACAGTTCGAGTATCGCGACTCAGCAGGCACCCTGAAGGATTACCTGCAAGCCTACCCAAACGCCAACACCAACATCAAAGCCGTCGGACAAGTTGACCTTTACGTCAATGATGGAGCACTTGGACTCACTGCAAAGAACGGTGGTGTTGACATCTATGTCAACAACAACCTGAAGGCAGAGTTTGGCACTCAGGGGCTTGATATACACAGCGCCACTAATGCTGATAATGCAGTCAACATTGTTCGCTTCTCGTGGCTGAACGGCACCGACAGGGGCTTCGTTGGGTACTCGGCCACAGACGATCTGTACGTGCTCAATCAAGTTACAAACGGTAGTGTAATTATTACCCCTAATGGTACTGGTGTCGTTAATGTGACAGGCGCTGTTGACCTCGATAGTACGCTGAACGTCGATGGCATCAGCACGCTCAATAACGACCTTGCAATAACCACGACGCTCGATGATGCAACTGGTGACGAGGTTGCGCTGTCGCTTGACTACACCACCAACAAAGCAACGTCTGGAGCTGACACTGGCTTCCAGATGACCATGACGGATACGCTGAGTCCGGGTGCATCATTGTTTGCTGATTACCGTCTTGGTGCGGTTACCCTGTTTGATTGGGGTATCGACGGAACCTACAGAATTTACGATGCCACAGGCGCTGACTCAGCTGCGTTTAGTCATGATGGTACGGATTTTAATACATCCTTTGTCAACACCACCGACTGGAACCTCAACAACATTACCAATGTAGATATTCATGACGGTGGAGCGCTGCGTCTATTCCACACTGACAATACATCCAGCTATACAATGAGTAGAAATGCTGCAACCGTCACTTTTGAGTCATCTGTCACATCAGACAACCTTGAATTTCTTGGTCACCAACAGATTAGGTTTAATAAGAATACGGCTGGCAACACGCAATTTTTTATAGGCGAGGATTCTACTATTTACGGTAGTAATTCTACGGCGTATCTTGAGCTATGGGGTGAGCAAAGCTCTACCAAATATGCGTTGCGAATGCAGGTTAATTCGGACACAGCTGTTTTTGCATCAATAGGAGCAGGGGCTATTGATCAGGTTCTTTTTGGAACAGCTATTTGGGCAAATAATAATATAGAGGTGCATGACGGCAGCTCTCTGGTTATCTATAACAGCACTGATAATGACTCTGCTGACTTCAGTCACGATGGTATTGACTTTAATACTGTGTTTACCAACACGACCGACTGGAATGTCACCGGACTCGCAGGCTTTAATGTCGCCAACTACAGCTTCGATGTGGACCAGACTGTCGGCGCTGGTCAGGACAACTTCGTCCTTACGTATGACGACGTATCTGGGCTGATCTCACTGGAGGCGGCAGGTGGTGGCGGCATCGGCGGCTCGATCACTGACAACCAAGTCGCAGTGGGCGCGACCACAGCTGATGACATTGAAGGTTCAGCCAACCTCACTTGGGATGGCACCGATCTCGATGTAACTGGTGGTATAACTGTGTCCGGGGATGCTATCTTCAGTCAGCTTGCCAGTGGCAGTACAGCGACGATGGTGCTTACAAACAACCAGCCTCGCCTTGATATCATTGACGACAACGCAGCAGCAAATACTGGTATATGGTCGTTCGCAAATGTGGCTGGCAACTTTAGGCTGACACCCTTCAGTGATGCGTACTCAGCAGGTAATAACGCAATCCAGATAACCCGGTCTGGTAACAATGCGAACATCGGCTCCTTGCAGGCGAACGCAAGGTGGGAGGTCGTCAACAACACTGACTTCTGGGTCAGAGACGGGGCAGAGCTTGTAATTCTCGATTCTTCTGATGCCGACAGTGCTACGTTCAGTCATGATGGGACGGATTTTAACACTGCCTTTACCAACACGACTGATTGGAACATCACCAGCCTTACGTCTATTCAGGCTGGTACTGTTGACGCTGACTTTGATGTGGTGACTGCCACTAACGTATCGACTGATGGATACCTTCAGCTCAGGACCGCCACAGATACTGAGCTTAACGCCATCGCGAATGCAATCAACACCGACGCAGGTAAGATACAAGGAGCTGTAGTTTACAATACGACGACCGACAACCCGGTCTATGCAACAGGCAATACAGACGGCGCGGTCTGGGTAGACGGTGCTGGCACAACGGTGAATACACCAGTGTAAGGAGGACGTATGTTTTGGTTAGGATTGGTGGCAGGGGCGCTCATTGTGGCGCTCATCCCACCTGAGTACGAGGACCGGCTTCGAGTCGGAATTATCAATCAGTGGCAAAAAGTTACTAAGAAGGGGTAAAATGACTACGATCAAGATCAGACCGGCTAAGCCCTTGGACACGTCGAATCTGGTACGGCTGCTCACAGCCGCACACGACGAAGCAGGCGCTTACCCACCAGTCGATCAGAGCTTAGGCTTGAACTGGATCACACAGACCCTCACGAACGGGTACGTTATCGTTGCAGATGTGTCTGGCAGACTGGTGGGAACATTGGCTCTCACTAACTATCAATTTCCATGGTCACCCAAGTGGTACATGTACTTGGAGTGGTTATACGTGCAGAAGAAGTTCCGCAAGGGTGGAGCTTTCGAGGCGCTGATCAAGGCTTGTCATGCCTACGCTGATCAACACGATGCGCCCATTCTTGCAGGTGTTTCCTCGGCTGACCGAGATGTATTCTTGAAGGACAAGGTGTTCCAGCACCACGGCTACAAGTACATCGGTGGAGATTTCATTCGTCCAAGTAGGAGTGAAGTCAGTGGGCAGCAAGAAAAAGAAAACGACTCAGACATACAAGCCGCCTGAGTGGGTTGAAGGTGGTGCCAAGGATGCGATGACTATTGGTCGTCGTATCGGCAACCAGCAGTACGAGGCATATACAGGCGAGCGCGTAGCTGGTCTGTCGCAGAACGAGCAGATGGGCATGGACCTTGCTCGTGAGACAGGCGTTGGCGATCCGTACTATCAGGAAGGCGCGGCGCTGGCGAGACGTGGAACTGAGCAGTTCCGCGATGCTGACATGTCTGAGTACATGAATCCGTACATTAAGGGCGCACTGGACCCAGCAGCTCGTGAGATACGCGAGGAAGGCGCGAGAGGCGCTGCTGAGCTGGATTCAAGAGCTGCATCTATGGATGCCTTTGGTGGTAGTAGAGCGGCTCTCATGCGCTCTGAGAACCGTGAGAAGACCCTACAGGGTGTCAAGGACCTCTACGGTGAGGGCTACGCCAAAGCGTACGAGAGTGCCGTCAACATCTGGGGTGATGAGCGAGCCAGAGATATGCAGGGCGCTGGGCGCTTCATGCAGATCGGTGATGCTATCACCAATGCGAGAAAGACAGACATCCATACCCTGATGACAACTGGTGCCACCGACCGTGGTATCCAGCAGGCAATGCGCGACTTTGACTACAACCAGTTCATCGAGAACCGAGACTGGGACTTCCGCAACCTTGGTGGTCTGATCGCAGCACTGGAAGGCACAAGGGGTTCCTACTCAACCAAGCATACATCGACCGAAGAGACTAGCGGTGGCGAGGTGGCTCAGGCTCTGGGTATTGCCGCAACACTGGTTGGTGCTTTCTTTAATCCAGCAGGAGCGGCAGCAGGCGCTGTCGGTCAGGTTGGCACCAACACTAATTGGTCACAGCCAGACGCATCCGGCTTGCAGACCATCCTTTCAACGCCAGCCCCAATTGGAGGCTAAATCATGGGTATTCGCGACTCAATCTCTCAGGCTGGAATGGCTGCAAAAGCGTACGCAGACGAACAACAGAACACCAGACCTGCCACCCCCGGCAGTGCCGTACCGGAAGTTGCCAGCACCCCTGCGGCAGCACCAGCAAACGATACAACAGGGGCTGGTGGGTCTGGTCCTGACTCTCCACCCCAATCTGGTGGTCCCGATTGGGTTAGTCCCGGTGGTATGCCAACCGATAAGACCGACCAAATGGGCATTGGTCAGGTGGAAGAGCTTGAGAAGTCGGCTGCGAATGTGGCGAACGGCAAAGCACCAGATGGTCCTGCACTAAGTGACCCTGATGTATCAACCGCTAAAATTGCTGATCAGAAGGTCAAGCTCAATGAGAGCCTTGACGCTTGGGGTGCCAACCCAGAGAAGGCTTTGAATCAGCTGAAGAACGACAACCTGAAGCGCCTCAAGCAGCTGGAGAAAGAGGGCGCGATAGACAAGAAGACGTACACCAATCTCAGGGATCGCTGGAAGAACATCTTCAATGTCATTCCCAAGGAAGACTTCGGCATGGTGCTGATGGACTTCGGGATGCGAGCGATGATGGCTGGCGAAACCATGGGCAGCGCAGCAGCTCTCGGTGCAGCAGGCTCAGGCGCACTTCAGGGTGTGCAGGCTCGTAAGGAGCAGGACTACCAGCGTGGTGTTGAGCAGGAGAAGTTGGCTGGCGATATGGCTCGTGCTGATCTGAGCGCTTCGACCGCAGCTCTTACTGCGAGCAAGAAGGGTTCTGATACCAAGGACACTCAGGAAGGTGTCATGGAATGGAGAGACGGCAAGTGGGAATACATGGAAAAGCTGAACCCGGAAACAGGAAAAATGGAGAGGGTGATGCCGTCCGCTCTTGCTGGAAGACCACCAACTGACAAGTGGAAGATCGACCGACTTGTTGCTGGAGGTATGTCACCAGAAAAAGCTGACAGGATTATCCTGCTCGGACAAGACCCTCAGCGAGCAAAAGAGATTGCGGTATCGTCATGGAACGCATTTGAACGTGACGCTGACGCGACAATCACAATTGGTGGAAAAACGTACACCAAGCGTGATGTCAAGAAGGCTGATATTGCAGACCTTAAAAGAGCGTACATGGATGAGACGCTTTCCATCCTTGGTATTCCACCAGAGGATCGAGGTCCAGCACAAGGTGGTGGCGCTTTGAACCAAGGTGGTGAGCCTGATGCCTATGAGTGGCTGAAGGATAAGCCATCACATTACACACCAGAGCAGTGGGACGAGTACGTCGCAAGTCGAAAAGAAGCGGTAGGGTGGTAACCCATGGCTGAAGAGCTTAGCTTTGAAGAAGAGATGGCGAGGGCACGAGAGAGCCTGAGTCGCAGAGAAGAAGAAGTCACCCAGCAGATCGAGCCTGAAGAAGAGCCGCCTGCCGAGGTGCCTGCTCTTGGCGCTGGTGAGGTTCCAGCAATTGGCGAAACATCTCGTAGTGATCTCACTCCTGAGCGTCCACGGACGTTTGAAGAAGAGATGGCTCTTGCTCGCGGCGAAGAGCTTCCAGACACAGATCAAAACACAGGCTTCCTTGGAGACGTAGGCACCGACATCAAGATCGGCGCTTCGATGATTGCCAAGGGTCCGATGATCCGTGCTGAAAAAGAGCGCGACTTCAGGGATCAAACTAAGAATAAGGTCGCTGAGCAGTTGACTGAACCAGACATCGCAGGCATCGAGAAGATCGCTGGCAAGAAGATCGACAAGATGGACTGGTTTGAACTCAATAATGCCGCTACCGATTTTTACGGCACGACCGGCGAAGGGTTCCTCGGTAAGCGTTTCGTGTGGAACAACATGCTGCGCGAGATGATGGGCTTCCGTGAGGGAGACAAGGATCGCGACGGCTCACCGGGGTTATCCAATCTCGTCACAGGTGAAGAGCCTAGAGAGGCTGGCGAGCCTACAGGTGCGCCTGCGTTCGAGGGTGCCTATGAGTTAATCAGCGGTAGCCTGAGAAGCAACAAGGCTAACGTGCTCACTGGCGCTGTTGGTGTCTTGAAGCTCGATGGTCAGGCGATGTACGAAGGTATCGCTCGACCAATCATGGAGAGCACTGGTGTAGATAGTAGGGAGAAAGCAGAAGCAGCTGCCAAGGCTCTCGATGAACTGTACCTCGAATACACAGACGAGATGCAGGAGCAGGAGCAGAAGACCTTCATCAACCCAGAGGCAACGAAGAACCCATTGACATGGTTCTCTGGTGACGACACCAAGAGCTGGAAGGGAATCCTGCACACCACCTTGCAGCAAGGTCCGATGCTTCTGTTGATGGCTGGTGCATCAAAGGGAGGCGGCATGGTTGGTGCAAGCCGCTACACCCGGAGCATGAGAACACCTCTTCAGACCATGGAAGAGGTTCAAAAGATTCAGAAGACTGGTGCCACGATCGGTGGCGCAGCAGCTGGTGGTATGGCAGAGATGTCTATGATTCGTGATGGTGTCTTCACTGAGGTGAATCGACGCATCGAGAACGAAACCAGTGATGAGATGTGGGCTAACAACGAGCACTACTCAAGACTCGTTGCTGGTGGTATGACACCCGAAGAAGCCAAGCAGATCGTTGGCTACTCATACGCCAACAGCGCAGGTGAGATGGCAATGGTTATCTCTGGCGCTTTGCTTGGTACACCCATGGGCGCGTTTTACGGTCAGACGGTTGGTCGCTCAGCTGGACGACAGCAAGCCAAGCAGTCGATCCTCGCGCAGATGGGTAGAGGTGCCCTGTACGAGACTGGTCAGGAGATGGCTCAGGAAGGCACTGAGCAGATCGCATCGAACCTTGCAGTCATGCGTATCAACCCAGAGGCGAAGGTCTTTGACGATGTGCTCGAAGCGATGGCGGCAGCAGCCTTTACCTCAGCACCATACGGTGCAATATCTGGTATCGGTAGTGACAAGGGCGCTGGTGTAGCGAAGGACTACGACAAGTTGGTTAATCTGTCGCAGCCGTGGATGAACGCAGCCAACGAGCGCTGGAAGTTCCAGAACAAGAAAGGACCGAACACCTCGTTCGCAAACGATGCCTCACCACAGGATCAACGTGATGCGATGATCGAGCTTGAGCGCCTTCAGGAGAAGGAGGCTGAGGCATTCGACAAGGTTCGTACCGAAACGTACGAGCTGATGGAACGCAATGGTGCCGACAAAGAAAAGCTGCTTGAGCACAAAGCGCGAGCTGATGGATACCGTCTCGATCTGGCAATGATTGCGAAGCGGCGCAAGGCTCGCCAGATTGCCAAGAAGCAGGCAGCAGAAGAGAAGAGGGCGCTGGCAGAACGCGCAGCAGCCAAGGCACAGGTCGAGAGAGATGTCTTCACGATCGAGGACAACACTCGTCTGGTCGAAGGGATGCAGGCTATCCAGCGTGGCGAGGAAGTTCATCCAGAGATGTACGACGAGTTGTCGAAGATGGGCTACGGCACGTTCGACCAGAGAGGCACAAAGTTCATACTCACCCAGCGTGGCGCACGTGGTCTCGAAGAGCTGGCGACTCAGGCTTCAGACCTCAAGGATAAACTGGAAGCTGGCTTCACTGGCGCTGACAGGCGTGTTGATAGCAACCTTCGTGATGCCTACCAGAACCTGACCGAACAGGAGTTCGAGGATCAGGTTATGCGTGACGATGACACGAGGCTCTGGAATAAGCGCAAGTGGAATCAGGATAAGGATAAATCTGTAACGATCAACGGTGTTGAGCAGAAGAAGTCTGTTGCCGTACTGGACGTTGACGCTCTCAAGTGGGTCAACGACAACATGAGTCACAGCGCTGGCACGAAGTTGCTGCGCACGGTGGCTAAAGAGATCGAATCTCTTGGCAGCGGCGCTGAGTCTTACAGGTATGGTGGTGATGAGTTTATCGTCACTCACCCAGACCCAGACAAGCTCCAGTCGATGGTCGAGCAGGCTATCGCACGTGTGAACGCTCTGCCGCGAATGGAAGAGGCTGGCAAGAGCATCAAGATACAGGTCTCTGTTGGCTACGGTCAGGACTTCGATACAGCTGATGTGGCTCTCAATCAGGAGAAGGATCGACGCATCGCATCAGGTGAGCGGGTTGACTCTCGTGTCGAGGGTGCGACCCCACCATCATTGCGTCTCACTGAGCCAGACAATAGTCCTCAGATGACCCTGTTCGCGATGAGTAAGGACTATAAGAAGTTCGATGACGATCAGATTCACAAATCGGACAACAACACCGGAGACCCTGAGTACTGGGATGAGTACGTCAGTGCTGGTGATTTGTTCTACAACTCGCAGGTGTTTGGCACCAGAAAGGTTTCAGAGCAGGAGATGGGGTGGATCGAGGGCACGATCGAGGACTACTTGCCATCAACCAATCAAGGCAATCCACCAGTCACATTGATGCACGACTACACGTGGCTGTCTGAAATCTCACCAAACCAGTACGAAGAGATGCTGTCGATGCCGTTCGGTGCTCAGAACGTACGCGGCATCTTCTCAATGGATGACCCATCGCATGGTGTCTTTCTGTTCGCTGATGCAATCATTGCTGAGGTGAGACGCGGCTTGAAGTCGGGTAACAAGATCGGCACTTGGAATGGCATCAAGTACAAGATCAAAGAAGGTGACACCGTTGAGATAATCGACGGCAAGGGGAAGATTCGCAAGGCGAAGGTCACTGACTTTACGATAAAGAAGCCGAAGTACAGCTACGGCACAACATCATTCTCTGGAGCTGAGAAGCGCCTGCAAAAAGAGGCGATCGACACTCGTCAGCGAATCAATAAACTGATCCGCAAAGAAGAGTCTCTACTGAAGGCTCGCCTGAAGATGTCCGAGGTTAAGCGGGAGGATCGAGACCACCCAATCAATAAGCAGCTTGCGGAGAACTTTGAGAATCAGGGTCAGCTTGAGCAAGAGTTGCGCATGTTCCAGTCGGCGCTGGCAAGAGAGCGTCAGGCACGGTGGAAACGTCCTACTGACGAGAACGTGGATCGCGGCGCAAATAGTCTCACCGTCGAACTGGATGGTGACGTGCTTGTGTTCGACCCTGAGATGAATTCACTAATTAGGTCTACAGATACAGAGGCATCGGTAAATCAAAAATACAACATTGGTTATGATTGGTCGCTTCCTACCAATACTTTTCAGGCGACATTATCCAATGGTGACCATCGGTATTACCGTTTCTCGTCAGATGGTGACGGAAACTTAATGGTGATGGAGAAGGTTCAAAGAGCATACAAGCCAGCGGTGGATGTTTCCCACATGATTGGTCAGTCACCAAAAGCCATCATTCAAAAAGTAACTAATGACGATGGACTTGATTTTCATGGTCGTACTGGAGATGTGCTGGAAGAGGCTCTTGGTAAGGTGCCGAACTTTAGTCAGCGCTCTGAAGATGCAAAAGCAAAAGAGAGAAAGTCTTTTGCTAAGCAACTTAAAATTGATTCTGCACCATACGCTGAAGAGAGGGGTGATATATACCTCGGTCAGATTCGTCATGCGAAATCATCTAAGTGGTACGACAACTTCGGCAACGAAGAGGCATCCAAAGACGAAGAGATGACGCGAAAGCATGTTGAGATGCTTGTCGCTGACACCGTGATGCACGAGACGGTTGGTCACTTTGGTATTCGCGGTATCACGAAGGACTACGAGTCTTACATCAAGCTGACTCATGCGATGGTCGATGCTTTCCCAGAGGTGGCTGAGGCACTCCGGTGGATGGGGTACACATACCGTACCGACATCAACAAGGGTGAGGACCTCGACCGTGCTAACAAAGCCCTGCTGGGCGAAGAGATCATGGCATGGAAAGCTGGTGAGCTACTGAGCAACCCAGAGCTGAAGGGTATGACTCTGCCACAGCAGAGCGCGATACGGCGCTTCATCACGTGGTTCAAAGAGCAGCTCATCCAGCTTGGCTGGGGTAAGGTTTTCCGCAAGTACAAAGCAGCTCAGATTCGTGCCGCTCGCAGGCGGCTGTACAACCCAACCAATGCACATGTGCGCGAGCAGGCTTTCATCGAGCTGTACGGCAAGGGTGATCAGGCTGGTTTAATCCATTCTGGTCAATCTGCTGAGCGAACTGGTGCATGGAAGAAGGGCAAGAAGACAAAGCGTGGTGTCGTCATCCGGGCAGCAGACAGCTTCCTTACCGACAACGACCTGCTGAATATCATTGCTCGCTCTCATGACGCTATCGTCAACGGGCACTCAAAGTGGACCTTCAAGGACTTCCATGGTCAGCCGCACAATTTGTACATGCGCGACATGGAGATATTCAGGAAGCCCATTTATGAGGTGATGGTCAACGGTGTTCGTGGTCGAACTGAAGAAGAGGTTCTGAGTGAAGAGGACTTGGCACCCGCACCTCCAGTGCCGACTCTTGCCGAGGCATACAAGGAAGCCACTGGCGAGGATATGCCAGAGGGCTGGAAGCCGCTGACACCCGGTGACTTCAAAGACGCTGCCAAAGAGATGATGGCAGAGAAGGGTGAGCTGTTTGATGAGTATCAGGCTGCACGAGAAGCCGCAGGAGGCAAGCTCGGTCCACCTGTGTTCCTGTATCAGAAGGAGACAGGTGGTGCGGCAGGCGATAACGTAGCCGGTAAGGTGCAGTCGATCATCAGTAAGGCGAAGAAGGAGAAGGTGCGCCGAGAGAATCTGGTTCGTGCGAAGAAGGCGAAGATCGAGGCAGGCGAGCGCATGTATGGTGAGTCCTTCAATCAGGACAGGATTCCGATCTTCCCAGAGGTAGCCACACTTCAGGGCTTTATCGAGGCAGCAAAGCAGGCGCTACCGAGCGCGAAGAACAAGGGCTTCATCTCCGAGATGGAAATGGAGGCAGCTGGCTTCATGGAGCAGCTGTGGCCTAGCAGGTTCAGAAGCATTGTAATTGACCTGTTTGGAGGCACTGATCCAGCAGACCTCAGCAGTCGCCTTGGCATATCAGAGAAGCGCATCAAAGAGCTACGGAACCCCGGTCAGCAGATGACCGAGGAAGAGGCTAATGCTGTATCGAAGTTAATGAAAGAGACCGACTCTCAGAACTCTATGTTTTATGAGTCGCAGGTTGATCCGAAGAACCTGATGCAGAATAACAACCTCATCCTTAGCGACTTTATTCCTGTTCTCGGTCAGTACGCTCTCAGTCAGCAGGACCCAGCGTTGACGACACTCAATATTTTGCTTGGCGAAAACCATGCCGCGTTTGAGGCTTACTTAAAAGCGGTGGCGAAAGAACTGTCAGATGATCCTGATGAAAGGTCTCAAGCATTGATGGAGAAGCAGGAAATTCTTAGCTCTCCGATTGATGTTACCAAGATACAGATACCGAAGGACTGGGTTCTCGATCGCATCAAGGACCCTGTTTACGATGTGTCGGTGAGTGCGCCGATACGGGTGCCAACCCCATGGAAGACTCACTACGAAAGGCTGTACGGTGAGAAGCCACCTGCTGGTATAGGTAATGATTTTGAGGCTCTTCCTGCCGAACAGTATCAGGCTATCAGGGAAGAGCAGAGGCGAGATGAAAAGGAAGGACCGAACATTGGTTACGATGAGCAGCTTGGCAGGTGGATCACCACCAAGGCTGACCATCAAACGCAGAACTATTACTCCAACCTCATGCCACTGTGGACTGTGCCCGGTTCGTACAAGGGTGCCGTCTTCTGGCAGCGCCCAGAGGGTAACGTAGATAGCTACCACTTCGAGTTTGCACATTATCGGGAGCGGTCTGAGTCTGCTGAAGCTATGGGGGAGATGTCCGGTATCTGGGGGCATGTCCGTTACGGTGAGTCGATAGACGCTGATCCAAATGCGCCGATAGCGCCGAACCCTGATAAGCAGGGTAGGGCAATGTTGTTCGCTGAGTCACAGGCTGACTACATCCAGAGAGCAGCAAAAAGATACAGCTCGTCAGCAGAAGAGCATCGCCTGACGCAGCAGTACCTTGAAGACGGTCGCGCCTTGAAGCAGATGTTCGGTGGCTACATGCAAGCCATCAACACTCGACTCAGGACAGCTGTCGAAGAGGACTTCCAGAACATTGTCGATCGTGTTGACGACAGTGAGATGGAGAGCTTTTATGGAGAGAACCAGTTCGCTCTGCTTAGCGATCATGACAAAGAGGTTCTCAAGCAGATCGTTGCAGCAAACCACTTCTACAATCAGGTAGAAGAGCTACCTGCCATCAATGAATTCAATGAGGCTATTGATTCTATTCGAGATAGCTTTGAATGGAAGAGACTGAAGCGTGCAGCTCGTGATCAGCAGCCGCAACAGCAGACTGATGACCTTGGTGATTCTGGGGATATAAATAAAACCAAACTGAAGACAACCTTTGTCGGTGATGCTCGCATGTTCGAGTGGGCAGACCACCGTGCTATGGACCTCATCTTCACTTCAATTCGTGATCTCAGTACCCAGTACCACCAGCACATCATAGAGCAAAGAACTATAGGTGGTCCGGGCACGGCTGCTTGGGACAAGCTCGTGGCGAATGGTGGAAAGATCATGAACTTGAGTCCTGTCAACAGGGTTGATACCGCTATAGCTGCCCACGTTCTGGCGAATGCCAAATCAAATGGCAATAATCAGCCGGGACATCGCCTACCGTTCATGAGTGAAATTGCTATCGACAGGCTCGCTCTATTTATTGCCGACTTCGAGCAAAGGGGTGAGAGAGAGTCTCGCGCAGAAGCAGAATCCATTTTTGAGAGCATCAGTAACCAGCAGAGCTACGTTCTTAATCTGGACTTGGATGCACTGGCGAGTCAGTTTAACGAGAGTGAGATCAACGCTCGCTCATTGCAGTTGATGCTCAATGATTTCCGTGGAACACCGTTTGGAACGAGCTATGGCTTACTAACAAAGCATGTTCTTGGAAACACATCTCTCAGCGCGTATGGCACAAAGGATCAGCTGGACACATTCGACAAAGTGATCATTGATGAACTCAAGGAGTACATGAAGGTTCGCTTTGCCGAAAGGTCAATGGAAGACCTCAACAACAAGATTTACGATAAGAAGCAAACGCTTAATAACCGCTGGGATTATGGGCGAATGCTGCTGGAACACTGGCTTGGCGACTTTCAGGTTGAGTACGCAAAGCTGCGCGTTTCAGATGACCCGAATGCACCTTTCGAGCACGTCAATGATGAGCTTGCCAATGGCATGAGCATTGAACGAGCGAGAGAGATGATTGCTGAGCATGACATCGAATCGTTCGATAAGTACGTCAAGCGTAAGTGGGAAGAGCTTTGGAATAATTCGACAACCGCAGAGATTGAATCTTATGAGCAGGATGGTGGCGACAGTGATACGCCGACCCCAAACTGGTATGAGCGTTACGCGGAATCATACAACGATCGACCACCCGGTGTGTTCGTCATGCAGGTTCCTGTTCAGTGGGAGACGGTTGGTGATGTTGAAAACGAGATCGTTGAGACTGTTGAGTGGGTAGTAAAAAGACCAAGCACTGATAGGAATCGCTGGACAATATTTATTGACGGTGAGGAGAAGTACGACAGCGTTTCAAACACCCACATCATCAACAAGATCACGATGTATATTCGTGACTATTACGACCATCAAAACATCACCGCTCCAGCAAATGGTTTCCCATCGCTGCGCCCTGAAATCAAGGCTATAAACGATGAGCTGAAATCTATGGAGAACCGCAAGGCAGAGGGTGAGCTTCAGAGTGGCGCTGAGTTCGCTCAAGCCTTTTCGGAGTCGGTAGACTTTGATGTTCAGCGAGGTGAGTTTGGTGACATGGAAGAGTCTTTCCTGCGCATCATTGAATCGAACAAGAAGAGCGGCTGGCAAGAGCGTGTCCTGATCGAGAAGAATGAGCAGTGGCGCACCGCTCAAATTCTCTACGGATTCAGCGAGGCTGTTAGGAATGGCTATGCGCGTATGCACCTCCCATGGGGGTCGCAGTCTGGCTCACGTGGTGGGTACGGTCGTAGTAAATACGAGTCCACTTCGTATGTTCATTCAACCAACGAGATTGAATACGAGCTGAGCACTCAGGTCATTCGTGGTGAAAGGCGAGACATTCTAATCGTCAAGCCTGACAACACTGAGGACTCGATGTGGATAGATGTCACCAGCGATAACCTGATCCCGATGAACCCTGACAGGACAATCAGTGATAATCCTGATCAGTACGAGGGGTACTTCTCAGGCGAGATCACGAAGCAGCTGGGTCGAGATGTTGCCGAAACGATTGCCAGAAAGATGAGTAGCAGCAACAAGGCTGCGAAGCGCAACCTGCTGATGGTGTCGAAGACATCGTGGAACCCTGACACTACTGGTCAGCAAGAGCTTATGGACAGCTACTTCATCCATGACACGCAGGGCAACATCATTGAGATCGCTGCCAGCAGGGAAGAGGCGAACGCCAGAAGGGAAGAGCTGACAAAAGAAGACCAGACAGAAGCCCCGACCAACCTGAAGGGAACTGTAACAAGCGGTGAGCTTGGTGGTCCGATACAGATTCCACGGACGTATTACGCAGGCAGTCCTGCATACCGTGCTGACTATGGTAGTGGTTACCAACACACCTTTGCCAGACCGTCTTATGAGGGCGGCAGAGCAAACTACGATCTGGTTATGCCAGCGCGTATCAATGGTCACCTGAAGCGCTTTGGTCTGAAGATCGAAGAGGGTTACGCGAAGGTCGAGGATCAGCATAAGGTTGACTCGATGTATGGTGGTGGCGATCGTATCAGCTACATGGTTCCCCAGAGTTTGGTTGATCAGTACCCGAACATACGTATAGATCAGGTTGGTGGAGAGAACTTCGGCTTCATCATCAACTCCGACAGGGGTGTTGTAATGCCGACCATCTTCTCTACGAAAGAAGCAGCTGAGGTGGAGATGGATGGCTGGTACAGGGCGAACTCTGCTGATGACAGTGGTCGAGTGAAGGTCTATCAGGTCACCTTCAATGATGATCTGAGGAAGTTCCATGAGCGCCCACAGAACCCGTACCTCGGCATCAAGTACCAGATCAACAGCAATGAGAAACTCAAGGAAGCTCTCTCCAAGATCGGCAGCAACGAACCAAGCCTGCTCGAACGCTTCCTCGACTGGCGCAAGACATGGAAGGCATCAGTCAACATCGGCATGTTCGATCGGTTCTACGGCATCCTTCATGCGCTGAAGATGACTGGCTCGTCAACAGAGGGATACATCCTCACAAGGATGAGCACTGGTCTCGACTCCATCATGAAGGGTGTGTTCGAGTACGGTCATCCGGTGTGGCGTGATGGTGTGGTTGTCAATGAAGGTCGTGGCTTGCTGAAGATTCTGGAGCCGGTCGCTGATCAGGTTGAGCTGTGGGCTGGCTACATGGCTGGCAAGCGTGCCAAGGGTCTGATGCTCGAAGGCTACAATAAGCTCAACGCCCATGATAAGTCCATTCTCGACAGGGAGGCTGGCAACTACGAAGGCGAAGACTTCAACGAGAGGCTCTTCAATCTACTGGTCGATGTCACTGACGTAGGTGCGACAGACAAGCCAGCGATGATGACTCGTCGCGATATTCTGAAGGGTATGGCTGCGCTGGGTGTTGCTGCAAATGTGCCGATGCCGGGGAACACCTCACTGGAGAAGGCTGCGATCGAGTTGGTCCTGCCGATGCTCAAGAAGAGTAACTTCAAGAAGTTCCGCAACGCAGCTGGCAGGGCGCAACGAGCGGCTCGTACAGCCACGACAGCCGAGGCAATGGACCTCGACCGCATAGTTGATCCAACTAAGGCGTTCAGGAAGCCTGAGCAAGCCAGATACACATGGGTCAAGAAGTTGATGGAGTCCGATGGGGTCACTCGCGAGCAGGCTGAGGAAGCGATCGACAGCGCCATCAAGAAGGGCTTCGAGGACCAGATGGCTGCGGACATAGCCAAGGCTGCGAAAGAGAAGTCTGACAAGAAGACACGTGGCACCTCGTCGCCGGATGTGAACCGGGTTGTGAACAACATGATCGCTCAGGGTCGAGAGAGCCTGTTTACGCCAACCGACATCAAGGAGTTGATAGCTCTGGGTGATGACTTCCCGATCTTCGATCAGGTTTCCGAAGACTACGCATCGTTCAACAAGAAGATGCTGGACTTCGCTGAAGAATCCGGTGTGATCAACTCTGAAACCAGACCGCTGTGGGAGGATGCTGACTACATACCGTTCTACCGCATAGCGGATGATCGTCTGGTCGGACCTCTGGCGAAGACGGCAGGTGTTGCTAACCAGAAGTCACCGATTGATCGGCTCAAGGGTGGGCAGAATAATCTCGGTGATCTGGTTCACAACATCTTCATGAACGCTACCAACCTGATGGACTCTTCTGTGAAGAACAATGCGGCACTTGAGATCGTCAATCAGCTTGAGCCAACCGGCATGATGGTCAAAGAGAAGTTCGACCCTGATGCGCAGGTGCCTATGGAGGACATCAAGAAGATACTGAAGCGCAACAATATTGAACTCGATGACCTTGAGGCAGAGGTACAGAAGGGCTTGCAGACGATGTTCGCTGTGCAGGCACCGAAGGGCGATGGTGTTGTCTCGGTGCTGCGCGATGGCAAGAAGGAATTCTACCGAGTTGATGACCCACTACTGTATCGCTCGATGGCTGCGATCAACATGGAGCGCCTGCCAGACTGGGTAGCCCCAGCTCGATTCGCCAAGCGATTCCAGACAACGATGATCACGATCGACCCCGGCTTCATGGCGGCGAACTTCATCCGAGACTCCATGTCGGCTTTCGTACTAAGCCGTGACAACTTCATCCCGATGGTTGATGGTGTGCGTGGCTTCAAGGAGGCGATCACAGAGGGTGATACCTATCAGGCAATGGTTGCATCTGGTGCTGCTTTCGAGTCAGGCATCATCAATCAGGGCGACCCGAAAGCTACTCACAAATACATCAAGCGTGCGATGCGAGACGCTGGGTTCCAGCGCACCCTACTGAACACACCTCGCAAGCTGTTCAACGCATGGAAGAAACTAGGCTCTGCGACTGAGAACGCCAACCGTATCGCTGTGTATCAGGCAGCAATCAAGGCAGGCAAGACGCAGCAGCAGGCGCTCTACGAGGCGAAGGACATCATGGACTTCTCCATGAGCGGTGACTACAAGGCTATCCAGTACCTGATCCAGACAGTGCCGTTCATGGGCGCTCGTATGCAGGGTCTGCACAGGCTTGGACGTGGCGCGAAAGAGAACCCGGTTGGCTTCCTGATCAAAGGCACAATGATCGGAGTTGCTGGTATGGGCTTGTGGCTACGCTACCGCGACGATCCACGCTACGACGAACTGGAAGACTGGGACAAGGATGCGTACTTCCACTGGTGGATTGGTGATCTACACTTCCGCTTGCCGAAGGGCTTCGAGGTTGGTGCGATCTTCAACACCATTCCTGAGCGCATCTTCGAGTACTACTACAGCAGAGAGACGGATGCAGGTAAGCACCTGATGCGTCGTATGGGTCACATGTTCTTGGAGACATTCAACATGAACCCGATACCGCAGATTGCCAAACCACCAATAGAAGCGGTTGCTAATTACGACTTCTTCCGTGGCAGGAGCGTCGAGTCGCCGTATGAAAAAGACCTGCTGCCAGAAGATCGTTACGCGAACTACACCAGCGAGACCATGCGTGAAATGGCTATGCTGTTCCCGCAGGGCTGGAGCACAAAGTGGTATGGCGAGATCAAGTCACCGAAGAAACTTGAGCACATGTGGGCTGGTTACACTGGCACGATGGGACGATACATGCTGAACGCTGCCGACATTGGTATGCGCGTGCTGATGGACTACCCGGTGCAGCCAGACTGGGATGCTTCAGACCTGCCGGTGCTCAGTCGATTCTTCCGTGGTGATAGACCTCGGCGCACGCGCTACGAGGAAGAGTTCTACCGTGAGCTTCACGACACCGTGATGGTAATGAACTCCATGCGTAAGGCAGACAGGGCTGGTGAGGATGGTCGCTACGATGAGCTTGAAGCGTTCTTCCCAGATGAGGTTGATCGGGCGAGAGAGCTTCAAGGTTACAGCAGGGAACTACAGAGGCTGAGAAAAGAAGCCAGAGAAGTTTACGCTGACCGGGACATAACCAAGGAAGAGAAGCGATCTGAGCTTGACGACATTCAGCGTGAAAAGAATGAGGTGATGAAGGAAGCCTACGAGTCCAGACCGGGCGCTGCTCCAAAGGATGAAGAGGTCAACCTTGAGACGCTGATGGACACGTTCGACCCGACCTCACCGGACGGCAATCAGGAGATGAAAGTTCAAGCACCAGAGACTACTCAACTATTTGCTGGAGTTACTGACATGTCTCCAGCGCAACTTCACCGGCTTGAGAAAGCCGACAACTACAGGCCAACAGGTAATGAATGACCTTCACTTGATCAGGGACTCCTACGGCGACAAAGAGACGCTGGGCAAGTTTGTGGATGAGGTTGGTATGACGATGGCGCACACGATCGAGCGACCATGGATCATGGGGCCGGACCCCGGTGGCATGTCGTTCGAGTCATGCGTGCCTGATGGCATCTACCAGCTCGTGCCGCACACCCGACCCAGTGGTCGCAAAGTGGTGGCTCTGGTCAACCCGGACTTGGGTGTTTGGTATCAGAAGGAAGACAGACCTGATACATGGGGTAGGTACTTGGTGCTCATCCATAGTGGCAACTATGTCGAGGATATTGTTGGCTGTGTCGCACCCGGAGCCACCCGGACGATTGCCAACAATCGACGCATGGTGACCAGTTCACGAGCGACCATGGATAAGCTCGACGTACAGCAGTACTCACGACTCATCATTGAGTCCACAAATGGAGCGCACGATGCCTGACGTTTATCTGAATGGATTCATCTGCTTTGGTGGATTAGCCCTTCACTTCGCGATGAAGTGGGCTGAGCACCGCAGAACTGTAGCGAAGGTCAGCCTGATGGAGTACGTGGGTGAGGTGCCAGCACAGACAGCTGTCGCCGTGATAGGCTCTGTCGTTGCATTCACTGTTACTCAGGCCATGGACTGGATGAACCCCGGCATGGCACTGGCGTGTGGCTACATGGGCAACTCAGTTGCTGAGAACCTGACTAACAAGTTCTTGAATAAGGCAGGGCAATGAGCGAGATCAACATACCTCAGATTGTTATCGAGCTGCTGATACTTGCAGGCGCTTTCCTCGTCATGTATTGGCGACAGCGCGTGGAGGCAGAGCACCGTTTTACCAAGCTGGAAACGCTGGTGAAGGGTCTTGGTGAAGACCACCAGAAACTCGAAGTTCATGTCACCGGGATCAAGCAGAGTATTCAAGAGCTACATGGGCGCATCAGTCGCGTCAGGGACAGGCTCACATGAACCCATATATCACTGGTGGGATGATCTTGATCATCGTGATACTCAGTTGGCAGCTGAAGTCATCCATCACCCGTAACGGTGAGTTGACTGCGAAGCTGGAGACTCAGGTTGAAGAAACGATCGAAGCTGTCCAAGCCAACCACAGCAACTTTACGACCATCACAGGGCTTGAGAAGGCGCTGAAGGACATGGTGGCAAGTAGGGCAGCAGATGCTGCCGCACGTGAGGCTATGCTGGTAGAGCGCGACACAGAGCTTGCAGCAGCCAGAGCGGAGAACGAAGTACTAAGGGGTGAACGGGAAGATGAAGCTGATACCAATATTGACTGCGCGGACCTACGCTCTCTTAGCGTTGGCCTTTTCTGCCCTGTTGCTGGCGACCAGCTGCGCGAGCGATCCAGAGGTCCGAGTGGTGACCAAGACGGAGACAGTGGAGCTTCAGGTGGAGGTGATCAAACCTCTCCCTAAGTCGCTGACAAACCCCCTTCCATACCCACCCGCATTGCCAGAAAATTTTACCGTGGACGATATGCTCGAATTGACCTTCGCCCTGTTCGACACCTTGGACGTGGCGAACGCTGATAGGGCGAGGTCGAAAGAGCTTACGCAGCCTGAGTAGGCTTTTCGCGATACTCTTCAGTAGACGAGATCATGTGATCCCCATGGGTCGGGCAGCTCTGTGCTGTCATCTGTTCAGGCTCGAACGTCTGGACACAGCCACACCCGAAAGCGATATGGATCACTTTCTCAAAGTCTGTGAAAAACTTAGCATTTAGGGTGTTCATATTCACACTGTATGTGAAAGTTTCATCAGTGGCAAGTATGTTCATCGTGCATCACCACCTCAAAGTCCTTCCTGACCACACCCAGATGCTCGTCTCCGCGCCAATGTGGTTTGACCCACACCTCTTTTCCTGACTTGTAGCGCCTCCAGAAGCCGCGTACCGAATGCAGGCGCTTCTTGGGTTGAAAGACACTGCGTCCGGTCTGGGATGGATCAGGCGCGTCTACAGGCAGTTCTACGACGATGTGCTCGAAGCGTGGGAACTGACGGCGCTTACGTGGCTTCTTGGGCCTGTACGTGAGCGGCAGAGGCTTGACCCCGGCAGTCTTGCTGCGCAGGACCGAGGCGAGGTGGAATGATTCGAGCCACGCGATGATCAGACCCTTGCACATGTCGATCGCGTGCTTGCCCTTCTCGGTGACCGTGACCCCTTCAGCCTGAGCCATAAGGAACTGGGTATCGTTCCACGTGTGTCCCTTGGTCATGTGAACCTCTACCGGGCAGTACGACAGGCGCTGCTCTGGTCGGATGGTTCCGGGCTTGCGTGGAGCGCCAAGCGTGAACGCATCTGAGTCGTTCACCTCGACCCCGCTCTCCCGGTAGAAGGCGATGTTCGCAGTGATCCATGGCTCGTCAGCCTCAACACCCAGCTCAGGATATGGCTTGCCGTTCTGCGTGGTGGTCTCTTGCAGACAGATCATGTAGGTGTCTTCACCGAAGCCCTCGACAATCAGCGTACACCACTCGTGTGGCAGGTGGAGTTCGCGGGTGTTCCTGATGTACTTCAGCTCGTCTTCGTACTGGTGACACATCAGGCCCAGCGTCTGGGCTGTGGTCTTGTACTTGACCGATGAGCGCACGCAGGTAGCCAGCCACGCATCGACCGGGTAGGACTGGTCCGTCATCTTCCTGAAGTCGTCGTCCGTGTCAGCGTGGAACAGCGTGTCGTTCAGTGCCATCCACTTCTGCTTGGGTGGGCGCTTGTTGGTTAGTGCAACGCACTCGACGTACTCAAGGTATTCGAGCCATTCGTGGAAGGCTGGTCCGAGGTAGCCTGTCTTCGGCTTCTTCATGACCGGCACTCCTTGAGGAACTTCTTAGCAGCCTTGCTCGCGCCGTTACGTGCCCCGTACGAGGCGAACTGATTCACGACAGGTGTGAGGCTACGTCGCTTCTTGCTCTCGACAGGGGCGCTTAGATAGCGCTCGTGGTCGAGTGGGACTTTCTTCACAACCAGACCCTTGTCCATTATCAGGATGGGCATGTACTTGCGTCCCGGCTCACCAACCAGCACGGTCTTCACGCCGCTGTCAGATCGGTAGTTTTGTAGTCGGATTTCCATTGTCTTCTCCATGTGCTGAAAAGACATTATAACACATCCTGATAAAAAATTCACACTCAGTGTGAAGTCAGTGTTTGTCCAACAGGTCGGAAATCTCTTGTTTGACCTTCAGTTTGGTGATTGTCACCTCTTGAGCCTGATCCTTCAGATACCTGATCAGTTCCTCCAGCAGCTCTTCCTGAGACAGCAGTGGGCGGCGCTCGCGTATCCTGATGACCTCACCTTGGATCAGGTTGGTTAGATGGTTGTAGTCAGCCACGTTTCCACGCTCTGAACTCGACCTGTATGCCACCATCTGGTGACCTGCGAACGCCAGCATCAGCTGTATCGAAGTACTCCCAGAGCCTATTGGCAAGCTCTTGCTTGGTGCCAGAGACCTTCAGGCTGTTGTCTTCGCAGAGCTTCCTGAGCATTGGCTTGGTGATCCACATCAGCCCGATCATTACAGCCTGCCGACCAGCCTCTTGCAGTTCTGGTGATACTTTAGCCATCGGGGAACTCTCTCTGCACCTGCACCAGTCGATCCTTGACGCGATCGTCGGATAGAGCAACCCATGGGTCACGCATGTACAGGGTGGTAGCGAGGCTCAGGGCAGCACCCCACTGAGCGCCGCTCAGATTCTGCTTGGCGATCTTACCTTCCTTGTTGAACGCAGCCTCATCCATCTTCTTGCGGTCAGCGTCCCAGACGTTCTGGTTGCTCCACTGAGTGTGGTCGAAGTTCTCGGTGATCATGATGCGCAGAGCTTCAGCAGCAGCGATCTGTATCGACTGCTCATAGCCCGGTCCAAGACCTCCCATCTCGACAGTCCAGACAATATCGTTATTGTCCCAGCGGCTGAGCCACTCGGCAGCATCGAGTCCATATCGTTCTTGTAGTTCAGCGTGGTCGTTTCGTACTTCAGTCATTATATCCCTCCAGTTCTTCTTTTATGCTTCGACCGTCTGCCACTGGTTTGTATGGCTTCGATCTCAAGCATCCAATAATTATCAGACCAAGGACGAACGGTGTGAGAATCGCCCATGCTCCATGTTGACCTGCGTCCTTCACTCGCTTGTAACCTGCCCACCAAGCGAACAGCACCCAGCACAATTGTACGAACATGATCAGGTCTTCGTTCAGCGTCATACCAGCAAATACACAGACGAGCAGACTTGCAATCATGTAGCCCCAGTATGTTGGCCTATCCATGAAGCATCCTCATCTGTGGCTTAGCCCAGTGATCGAAGTCACGTTGCAGTGTATTCAGCAGGTCACCCTTGCCACAGACGAACGGCATATTCCTGACCAGCTTCGCCTTCTGTTCCAGCTCGTCGCGTATGTACATATTTGTAGCGTTGCATGTTCCAGACGTAGTGTCTGATGTGGTGGTGGTGGCTGTTGATCCACCCTGCCAGTAGTAAGCCATTGCATCATCCCTTCTTTGTTTTGCGCCCATCTTCTCTTGCTCCATAAATGGATTGAGCCTCATCGCGAGCATGTCTTTCTTTGTCTTTGTGTGGAACGCATAAGCAGTGCCCTCGCCAAACATCCGATCGAGAATACGCGAACCTTTCTCATAGAAGTCACGAGCAAAGGCTGGATCAAGCATTGCCTCAGCGACCTTCTCGTTGAGCTTACGCTTGTCACAGGTCCACACTTCTTGCTGGGCGAACTGATCGAACTGGTGATGCCAGAACCCGGAGTTCCTTCGTTTGAAAGACTCCGGGTCCTGTCGAGGATCACCGTACATTTCCTTCCAGCTGAATGGTGTTTTGGTGATAGCCATTACTTACGCTTGTCTTTGATCTCCTTGGTGATCTCCATGTTCACGTCAGGCAGGCGCTTCAGGATTTGACCGTACATCTCCTTCATCTCGTCGCCGCGCTTCTCAAGTTGATTCTCCAGCTTGTCGCGGTACTTGTCCTTGACTTTAGCGATGCCGTCATCTCTGTCTTTCGCAGCCTTGCGCTCAGCCTCACCGATGCGCTTATCAGCGTCCATCGTGACGGACTCTTCACGCATCTTCAGTTTGTGCGCAACCATCTCATCGCTGATCTGTTTCGTCTGTTCGAGGTTTTTATTCTCGACCTCAAGCTCGTGGTTCTCGTCCTCCAGCTTGTGCGAAACCTCCAGCAGCGTCGTGCATCGTTCTTCGAGCATGGTGATCCGTTCACTTAGAACTTCTTCACGTTTTTTATCTAATCCAAACATTGTTATTGCCTCCAGTTAAAACGGTATGTCGTCGTCAAAATCTTCGTTCGGCGCAGGGTCAGGCTTAGCGCTTGGACCGCTATGGTTCGGTGCGTCCGAGCGCGAGCCAATGAATAGCGTGTTGTTCGCACGGACCTTCGTGGTCCAGCGATCGTTGCCATCCTTGTCCTGCCACTTGTCGGTACGCATCTCGCCCTCGACGTAGCACTGTGACCCTTTGCTCAGGTACTTCTCACAAGCCTCAGCCTGATTACCCCAGACCTCGATGTTCATCCACTCGGTACGCTCTTTCATCTCACCTGTCTGCTTGTCTTTCCATGTCTGGGAGACAGCCAACGAGAAGTTGCAAACAGCCTGACCGGATGGCAGGAACTTGATCTCTGGGTCTTTGCCGAGGTTGCCCAAGGCAATGACTTTGTTGATACCTCTACTCACAATCTATTCTCCTAATGCGGTTATCTCGATTTACAAATCTGTGTACAACTACGTCGCAATAGAGGCAGCGCTGTACGAGCACCTCGCAATCAGTTAGCGACTTCTCGATCCTGATGGTGTCTGGTGCGTGGAAGCCGAACCAGCATTTTATCTTTCGTATGCTCATTCTTCCTCCACCACCCAGCAATCGACGCTGACGTTCTTGACGTTGCGAACAACGACACAGCGAACACCATCATCTACGTCGATCACCTCGACGTACTGGAACTTGCCACTGGCGTATCCAATGATTGCTGCCGCTCCGAGCGATAGGACCACGATAACGAAGATGACAACAAGAAGCGCAGCGGCAGTATCACTCATTGCCCTGCCCCTCTCTCAGCACATTGCGCATCTTCGTGTACGTGATACGAGCGGTTCCCTGATCCATTTCATTGAGACCCTTCGCCATGTCAGCAGCTTTGAGTAAGTCTTCCATGGAATCAGACTGGTGCATGGCACGCTCAACCTGAGCCAGCGTTGGCATGACCTCACCCTCTGTGC